TTATATGGGTGGACTTCCGCTTTATATTAAAGGTCACCAAGTTCTTGATTTCTTGCCAGCAATTAAAAATCAAATTATGGCTTTTCGTTATCAAGGATCTCCACGCTTTGCTTATTTGCGTGTGCTGAAAGCAGCCATCAAGGGTGTAACTGAAAATGTTCCTTTCAGCATGAACCCTATGGAATCCCTTAAAGCAAGCGGCAATTATGACAAAGCAATGAAACTTCGCGAATCCTACTTAGGTGTTGACGCAAAGGCTCAAGAAGTTTCAGATTATGTTAATAATGAATTTAATAAAGCTGATATTTACAATGTTTATAACCCTACCGCTACGGAAGCATGGATTCTTTATAACCTTCATAAAGATGCCTTGGCTGCTGTTGGCGGGGTTGCAAGCAAAGTTGATAAAGCAGCAGTAATGAAGAAGTTTGATGATGTTTATTCTTATGGAAATCGTACTGCTGCCGAAAAGACAGTCAATGCGTTCTTTTTCCCATTCTCATTTGAAAAGACAGTTGCCCGTCAACTTGGCGGTCACCTTCTAGATAGCCCTACAAGTCGTTTGGTTGCTGCCCAAGCAGTTGCTCTTTATGACAACCATGAACAAGATATTAAAGATTGGTATAAAAAACACGCACCAATTATTAAAGAGTTTGAAAAGTTTAACCCGTTCTTCCATGGAATCGGATTAGGTAACCCTGGCGGTATCTTGGCTGGAACTTTTGGTATTACTAAGCAAGCATTTGTATCCCTTATGCAACCTAATGCAATTACTGATATGGCTTCTGCTAAAGCAACAGTTAATATGATCCCAGTCCTTAAAGACCTCAATAACATAATTTTTGGTGTCAGCCTTACTGGTGCTAAGCCATCAGGCCCTGCTTATGGAGAACTTGCTCAAACCATTAATGCAGCCCGTGGAGATATTTCTAAACTTGTAAGCGGTTCAGGTAAAGTCATAAAAATTGCCGGAGTCGAGATCCCAACCAAACCAAACGGCTTATCCCCTTATGACCAACAACAGACTGATGGATGGGCGCTTTACCAAAAACTTACATCTAAGGTAGCAAATGTTTTGGCAGCCAACCGTAATGGTGGAAACATAGCTTGGCCTACTCAAATCCCTAGCGAAGGTGGCAAAAAGGTTTCTATGCAAGGAATTAGAAACATAGTTAACTTTGCTTACCCAGCATGGGATTCAGCCAAAATGCAGGAATGGGTTGCTATTCAAACCCAAAAAGTTGCCCAGGAGAGAACCGCTATCCAAAAGGATGCTCCGCACTCCCTTGCTCTTTACGATGCTTTTATCAAGCAAGCAGATACTATTAGAACCGTTATCAGCAAGCAGACTGTTGACCCTAACCTTTTGGCTAAGGCAACCAATGAGATGAGATCGGCTGCACTCAAGTTATCTTATTCTGATAGCACCTTCTATACTTTCTACAAGAAATATTATGAATCTAAATTTGGTCCACTAGGGGAGTTGTAATGGCTGATACATTTACAGTAGATAAAGCAGGAAAACTTCTCCTTAACGGAAAGCCTTATACTGGCGATGCTTCCAATAAATCAACTGGTGTTACCACTACATTTAAAAACGGCGTTGAAGTTAAAAAAGCAGCACCTGCAGCAAGCCCAACTCCTAAACCAAGCGTAACTGGTGCGGCTGCTACTGGGGATACTAGCGCCGATACTGGCTTTACAAATTTTGGTGGTTCAGGACAGCAACAATCAGGTTGGGCGGGAGCTTCCGCAGCAACATTTGATCCTGGTGGAATTATTCCTGGGTATAACAAATTTATGACTGGTGACCAATTACTTCAGGCTTTTCAAACTTTAGCCCATGATAATTCACCTAAATGGACAAGTTTTCGTGATGTATTAAAAAATACCCAAAAGGGATATACCCTTTCTGATCTTAAATCAAACTGGACAAGTCAAGATGTCACAGCAGTTAAAGATTTCTTAGTTACTCTTAATAACTATAATTCAACTAACAAACTTCTTCAAAAGCCATCCGTTAATGTTAATAGTTTTGCTGTTCAAACATTGACTGATGCTAAAAAAACTGGAACAAATTTTACAACCCTTAATGCCACTAAAACCGTTACACCAGTTATTCCAATTCCCGCAACAGCAGATCTTGCCGGTGATGCAACAACTGCATTTAGCAAAAAACTTGGTCGCCTTCCATCGCCAGCAGAATCAGCAGATTTTGCCAAAAAGTATCAAGACCTTGTTCTTTCTTATGGAAATAATAAAGTCAGCGCTAAAGCCAATTCTGCATTTGAAGCCCCTGCACAGCCTATTCAATTCCAGCAACAAGGTATTACTCCTAATGCAACTACAGTTAAAAATCCAGTTGCTGCAACAAATGGCATTATGCAACCACCTACCGCATCTGTTGCTGCAGAAAATTATGCAACTAATAAAAATGCTCCCGAGGCTGGTGCTGTCGCTCTTGCTGGAACCGTTAACAATGTCTTGTCGATTCTGAAAGGTTAAAAATGGCTAGTCCTATTCTAGATAAAACAACAACTGACTATCTAAATACTATATTTGGATCAGAAGCAGCATGGGTTAACGATAAAGAACTCGGCCCCCTTATCCTTCAAATTTCTAAAGATGGTCTTACCGATTTAACAAGAATCAAAGATTATCTTCAAACACACGCGGTTGATGCTAATGGTCAAATTCAGACTGTTGCTCCTGATAAAAGTTGGTTTGGCACAAAAGGATCTGCTGTTCGAAATGCTATAGTTTTACAAAAATCAGATCCTGCAACTTACAAAGAAAATGTAGATTACACACTTAAAAATTCTGTAATCCCTACAGCAACTCGTCTTGGAATTACACTTGATCCAACAGTTTTACAAACTATTGCTGAAAACATTTATAACAATGGGTGGGGTAGCAGCCAAAATCTTATTGAAAATGCAATTACAAGTCAGTTCCATTATGACCCTAAAGCAGCCGCTACTTTAGCCTCAACAGGTAAAAGTGCTGGTGGTGCAGTAAGCAAAACAGCTTCAAGTTTTGCAAGCATTGCTTCAGATTATGGTGTTACATTGCCTAAAGATCCAACCCAATTAGATGCTTTTATTAAGGGTGCAATTGGAGTTAATGGAACAGAAGATGCTTTTAGAGACTGGGCAAAGCAGCAAGCAATTCACGCCTACCCATTCCTTGCTGATGCCATCAATGCTGGCTCGACAGTTAAAGGTTATCTAGGAAATTATGCAACTAATATTGCAAATACTTTAGATCTTCCTACAGATGCAATTGATTGGTCACAACCAAAATGGCAATCACTTGTTAACCCAGTAGGATCTACCAAACTTCCTAATCTTAATGAAGTTCTTACCACCGTTAAAAATGATCCTCAATACGGATACGATCAAACAATGGGCGCTAAAAATTCTGCTTATGATCTAGCAGCAAAAATTAAACAAGTATTTGGAAAGGGAGCATAATATGGCAATTTACCAACCTGGGGTCAATATGATGGTTGATGGTGGAAATGCACCTATTGCTCTTAGCCCTGAACAAATAGATGCTCGTAAAGCAGTTGATGATGCTCGAGCAAATGCAGAAGCAACCGCTAAGTTAATTGGTGGAACCGTTGATGCTAACGGCATGGTTGTTATGCCTACGAATTATCAAACAGGGCCATCTACTCAAACACCACTATCTACTAACCAAAAAATTGCTAACACTATTTCTGCTTATGCTGCTGCCCACCCTGCACCAGCAGGAACACATTACGGTACAACGCTTGGGCCTGATGGGAATCCAATCCTTTATAAAGATTTAACTGCTGCATCAGTTGGTTTAACTAACAACACAGCAGGTGCGGGAATGGGTACTGGAACCGTAGCCGCAACCGGTACTGGAACTGGAACAAAAACCGTTAATCCTGGTGGAAGCGCCAATGCCAATCCAGGAGCGCTTCAAATTGTCACGGATGCCCTTAAAGCTGCTGGACTAGCTTCTCTTTCTGCAAAAGCATGGTCTATGTGGAACCAGGGTTATGATTTTAATGCAATCTTGGATGATCCAACAAACGGAATTCGTGCAAGCGCTGATTACAAAAAGGTTTTCCCTGCCATGGCAGCTCTTAATGATAAAGGGCAAGGAATCTCAGAAGGCACATATCTTCAAAAAGAACAAGCAGATTTAGAATTAATGAAACAATATGGAATTCCTAGTGGAATTTTTGATACTAAGGAATACCTTGCTAGTTTGCTTATTAACAATGTTAATCAAACAGATCTTGAAAAACGCCTTATGGCAGTTCAAGATATGCTTGATCCAAATGTTTCAAAATATGCACAAGATACTTTTGGTCTTGATGATGGTCACCTTAAAGCCTATTTACTTGATCCAAAATTAGCAGGCCCTGTTGTTTTGAAAAAGGCGCAAGCAATGCAAATTGGTGGAGCCGCTTATCAGCAAAAGTTTCTTGGCGGTCTTGGTCCAAATGGAGAACTTTCTCAGGCTCAAGCTGAAGCCCTTGCTAACGCTAATGTTACTCAAGCAGGAGCGCAGACAGGATTTGCCAATATTGGTCAGCAAAGTCAATTTGCCCAAGCCCTTCCTGGGGATACTTCAGGTAGCGTAAGCAATCAGCAACTTATTAATGCTCAATTTAACTTAAACCCTAATGACATTATTGCTACTAGAAAAGTTCAACAGGGTCGTATAAATGAGTTTAATGCCGGTGGTGCAATAGCAGGAAATGCTAATGGTCTATCGGGTATTGGAACAAGTAACGCCACAGCCTAAGTTGCTTACCGCTTGGACATTCTGTACGCTTTCGTCTAGAAGGTCCGAGTAATTGTTGGCAGTCTCCAAGTCGTCTGCCTAAGACCTGTTGAGACTTGATGAAGGTCGCCCCGCGAATGGCTTCGTGGTGTCGGTCTTTGGCTTCCGAGCCAACCCAAACAATCAGCCCCGCCGTACCGCTATTCCTAGCAGGTGCGCGAAACGGAAATGGAAAATGCAATGAGCGAATATGATTTTGAAGATCAAGAACTAGATAACTCACCGGAAGAAAGCAACGAACCCGCTAGGGATTCTCGTCAGTTTGTACGGAAGTTAGAGCAGGAAGCGAAGGAAGGCAAGGCTGCAAAGCGTCAGGCAGAAGATGCCCGAAACGAAGCAGATGCTGCAAAGCGCGAACTAGCCCTAATCAAGTCAGGTGTAGATGTTGAGTCTCCAACAGGAAAGTTATTTGCTAAGGCATACGACGGAGAGATTTCTGTAGAAGCAATTAAGGCAGCAGCAACTGAATATGGTTTGATCGCAACATCTCAGACTTCTGAGGTCAAGAGTGATCTTGATGCGTTAGATCGTATTTCACAGGCTGCAGCAGGTTCTACAGGGGTTGTTTCCCCGACTGCATTGGATTCAATTCGCAATGCTGCTGATCCTTCGGAGATTATGAAGATTCTTCGTGAAAACAATATCGTTATTTCGCATGACCAACCAGGTCAGATGTTTAAGATCTGATCTATTAACTCCTAGCGAAAAGAGAAATAAATGGCATTAACAACCACCTCGTCGCTGGATCTCTCGAAGGCCGCGTATGAGATGCTTGCATACTACGCACTTCGTCCAGAGCTTTATTACGATGCTCTAGTAGAGGTTCAATCAACGAACGCAACAAACCGAGGTACTTCAGTTACCTTCACAATCGCTTCAGATCTTGCTGAAGCATCAACAGCACTTACAGAAACTTCAGATGTTACTCCAGTAGCAATGGCAGATTCTTATGTGACTGTTACACCTCTTGAATACGGTAACGCCGTTCAGCTTACTTCTAAGCTCGGTGCTACAGCGTTCATGGAAGTTAACCCTATTGCTGCAAACGTAGTTGGCTGGAACGCTGGTATCTCAACAGATGCTATCGCTCGTACCGCTGCTGGCGCAGGAACAAACGTTGCATACACATCAGGAACAACTCGTGCTGGTCTTGCAAAGACAAACACACTTACAGGTAGCGATGTCCGTAAGGCTGTTGCTTCACTTCGTAAGAACAACGTTGCTACATTCAATGGTATGTACAAGGGTCTAATTCACCCTGACGTTTCATACGATTTTCGTGGCGCAACAGGTGGAACTAACTGGTCTGACCCACACGTTTACTCTGATCCATCAGGTATCTACAATGGCGTAATTGGTAACTTCCAGGGCGTTCAGTTCATGGAAACACCACGCGCACCATTCTTCTCTGACGGTGGAACAAACTCATACACAATCTCAACGATTGCTGTTGCTTCTAACGTCGCAACATTGACAACCTCTGCTGCTCATGGTCTTGCAGTTGGTGACACACTCACCATCTCAGGTGCTACAGCAACATCAGGTACAGGTTCAACTTCACAACTTGGCTTTAACGCTCAGTTCACAGTTGCAACCGTTCCATCAACCACAACTCTTACAGTTTCGGTTCTTGGTCTTTCTAACGTAAATGCTGGAACATCATTGACACTTGTTGTTTCTGCTGTTGACGTTTATGGAACTCTCGTAATGGGTCGCCAAGCACTTGCTAAGGCGTTTTCAACCGGTGGCGGTTATGGCGAGCAAGCTCAGATCGTTGATGTACCTGTTATCGACACATTGCGTCGTTTCACAGGTATTGGTTGGAAGCACTTTGTCGGATACGCTGTATTCCGTCAAGCTGCTTTGTACCGCATTGAATCAGGTTCTTCAATCGGTCAGTAATTAAGTTAGGGGGGTGAGGCGCTTATACCTTTCTCGCCTCATCCCCCGCTTTATCGTTAGGAGTAACAATGGCAACTTTTGAACCACCTTCACGCGTTCTTGTTCCCGTCGTTACTCCTAATGTCCCTAAAGAACAGCAACGCCCTTTTGCGTATTTCAAGCCGTCTATCCCACGCGGCATTAATGTGTGGATTAATACTTTTAACGAAGTCACCGAAATTCAACCCCCTTTGTGGCTTGAGCGCACAGTTACAGATGCTGATGGAAACAAAATTAGTGTGACCCCTGGTGTTAAAAAAGTTTATTATGGTGGGCGTATTTACACGATTAACGATGATGAAAAACGCATCCTTACTGAAGCAGGTTACGGTGCTAACATTGTCGGGTGAGAAAGGGAGCGCAATGACTTGTAGCCACACAAACCGCAAAATGAGTTTTGTGACACAAAAAGACGGTAGTGTTGAAAAGACTTATGTTTGCAAACTTTGTGATGCTTCTCTTCCAATTGATGAAGGTAACTTTTCAATAGATGCAGTTCGCTCCATTGGTTTTGGCGTTGGCACAATGCCTACTCGTCACCCAGGATCTCAGGCAGTCGAAGCCCGTGAGAAGCGTTGGGAAAAAGATATGCCAGCATATAAGCGTATGCGCCAGCAAGGATTACAACCTAAGACTATTGATGGCTCAGCTCATATTGAAGCAAAGGCAGAAACTCGTTTCGAAGTTGAATCAGGTCAGGTTCTTCCTGGTCAAGCAAAGAAAATTGAAACTGCTGTTAATGCTATTGAATCCATTACAGGCAAGAGTGTGTATGCCCCCGATACGAAACCGGTAAATCTATGACAACAGGACAAGACTGGATCTCCCAAACTCGTTCATACTTAATGAGTGGTTATGCTGAGAACAGAAACAAACTTGCTCAAGATTACACAGCAGGTAGTGGTGTTCTTACTTTTCAGTATGACATGGCTGGTATTCGTGCAGGCGCTCGCCTTTCTATTGGTACAAATACATTTTATGTGTGGTCAGTAAACGGTCAGGTAGCAACAGTTCAAGCAGGAGAAGATTCTTCTACTGATCTTAGCGTTCCAGCAGGAACCCTTGTTCGAGTATCACCCCGTTTTACTGGTGATGAAATTTGGAAACAACTAGGAAATGATCTTGGAGATCTATCATCTCCTGCTAATGGCTTATATGGAATCCAAACAGTTGATCTTACTTACAATGCAACACTTAATGGTTATGACCTTGGTTCTATTGGTGACAACCTTCAGTCTATCTATGAAGTCAAGTACCTAACTCCTGGACCACAACTTGATAACCCACGCATCCATACAACAGGATGGCGCTTGAACCGTAACGCCAACTCATCACAGTTCCCATCAGGGCTTTCATTACAGATGTTTGAACCTGCTTACCCTGGTTACAATGTTCGTGTTGTTTACCGTTCTAATTTTGTAATGCCTACTACCTACCTTGCCAAT